AGCCGAAAACAAAGAGCAGGTAATCCCGCTGATCGGCCAATATCTCCGCAACCTGGATTGCACCAAGCCTCAAAGCGTGGTAATATCGGACAACAAAGAGACACGCCGAAGCCAACAAAACCGGCTTTACTGGAAATGGGTTAGTATCATTGGCGATGAACTTGGCTACGAACGGCAGCCTATGCATGATGTGCTTGTGTTTAAGCTATTGGGTATGGTGGATAAGGTTATACTCGGAAAGCCCGTCTGTATGCTTGCCAGCACCCATGATATGAGCGTTGCGGATTTCAGTGACTACATGGAGCGCGTATCAAGATTTGCGGCAGAAATGAATATCAAGCTACCAGCGGAGGTGATATGAATGATCTAGTCAAAGCTCTAAGTGACTACACAGATCCACTGGAAGGATTTGAAATCTTGAATTGCGCCGTTATCAAAGCGGCTATATTTTGGGCGCATAACCCCGATGCAGATGCAGTTTTGATAAGAGCAGTTGAGGAACTGGAAGAATACCGGCGGCAAGTCGGTGAATGAATCACGAATAAGCACAAACGTGCAGATTGGCAACAACACCATTCGAGTTTTCACTAACGGTAAAATATGGATAGAGAAGCCGGACGGCGAAGGTATGGAATGCGATAATGAAGATCTGGCAAAAGTAATTGATGAATTTTATGAGCGTGAAATGTGACTGAATCAGCCGAACATTGTTGTGAAGCACGAAAAGCACGCGAAAAATCAAAGCGCATATCGCGGATATGGTGGAAAAATCAGCGTGAAAAGCACTGAATGGATATACGCTGGCACATGCCGCTATTGTAAGCGGTTTTTCGACTACGTGGACGCGTATGTTGTCAGCAAAGACGGGAAGCTATGCGGTAACGGCATTGATATTGAGTGCGTTTGTAGGACGTGCAGAATTAAACAAAAGCATTGACATAATAAATCAGCGGGCTAGATTGCGCGTTACCAGGCACTCTTGGGGAGTGCAGACTACCTCCCCTTTCTGCCTTGGTTGTGTGAGTGTCTGGTAACTCTCATGCAAAATTAGTTTAGCAGTTGTTTGAGTTTCTGCTACCGACAAAACGAACCCGAAAAGCTATTATGAGTGCTGGAAACAGTGAAGCAGGCTTTGTTCCTGTCCATAGGATAGCTTTAAGGTGATTCACCCGGAACTATGGGATATGAAGCCAGTTATACCGGGGGCTATTCTTGAAGAGGCGCGAAAGTATGGGTTTGTTTCCCGCTACGTTCGACAATGGAGAGACAACCATTGAAGGCTGCACCTTTGTGATCCGACGGTTATTGGCTTTCAGACGGACAAAGTGGTGTAAGTCCACCACCTTTAATGCCGAGCAGTCAATTGACGGATAAACAAGGGTAATTCAACCTTCCTATTTTAGGAAGGTCTTGATTTACCTTTTGTCACCTTCACATATCATTTCTGGATAGGAGTATAACGCATGAGCAGATTGTCACAGATGATAAACTTCATAAACACATACCCGATACCGACACAGCAGGAGAGGAATGAGCAATACATGAGTATCAGCAACTTCGATGAACTGAAACTTGCCAGACGTGAACAGCGGAAAGAGGGGCGAAAGAATGAAGTCATCAATACAGCTTAAAATAAATCAGACGCCACGGAGCAGGTATAACATCACTCCAGTGCCAAAGCCACGGCAAACAAGGGCAGATAAGTGGCTCCAGAGGCCGTGCGTGATGCGCTACAGGACTTTTGCAGATGAAGTAAGGGCAAAGGGCATTACAATAGACGATGACTCTATGATTACGTTCGTGTTGCCGATGCCGAAAAGCTGGAGCAAGAAGAAAAAAATACAAATGGAAGGGCAGCCACATAGACAGAAGCCAGATATAGACAATCTGGCAAAAAGCATCCTTGATGCGTGTTTTGATGATGACTCGATGATTTCAATGATGTTTTGCAGAAAAATATGGGGCGAGCGCGGCGCGATAGATGTTTCTTCTCGGTCATAAGATAAATTTATAATATAACTGGAATACATAAATAAAATTGATATAGTGTGCTTTCATGAAGTCCATCACCATGGAGGACACTTGTCCGATTCAATGAAGGAACTATGTCCGGATGATGCCGAGGCTATGGACTCAATCGAAATCGAAAGCCTCCCCGATGATTTGCAGCCTATCGCTGAGATTGTCGGCATAGCCAAGGCGATAGAATATGCAGAGACGCTCGGCGGCGTGACCGTTTACCTGATGCGCTGGGATGAAGACCCGGAAAAATGGAATATTGATATTGAGGAATTGGTGCAGTTCTTCGGCATTGAGCATGCGCGCCAGATCGTGAAGTTGCTCGCACCAGGCGCAATCACTATCCCGAACTGCAAGAAGCTCGCTGCTGAAAAGAGGCATCATGAAATCGTAACGGCGCGAGGGCAGGGGGTGCCGGTGAAGCTGCTGGCGCGTAAATACAAGTTGCATGAGCGCATGATCCGGAGAATCACCAAAAAGGTGCGCGACCAGTTTGAATCGAACCAGTTGGAGTTGATATGAGCAACGTATCCATCACCATCAATGACAAGGCCGTGACAGATGCGCTATCCCGCTTATCAGCAGCAGGTGGGAATATGGGGCGCGCCATGGCCGATATTGGCGACATGATGGTATCACGCATCACTGAGGGCTTCGATCAGGGTGAATCACCATACGGTGAAAAGTGGAAGCCGCTGGCAGACGATACAAAGCACGGACGGTTACGCCACAACAAATCAAATTTTCGGAAAAATGGCAAGCTATCTGCAAAGGGACGGCGCGAATCAGCATCAGGATTTCAACCACTGGTAGATACCGGCAACCTGCGCAACTCCATCACGCGCAACGTATCGGGGAACAGCGTAGAAGTAGGCACAGACTTGATTTATGGCGCGACACACCAGTTTGGCTCTGAAAACGGGGATATTCCAGCTCGCCCGTTCCTTCCTACCGATGGGCTACCTGATGCATGGGCGCAAGAGGCGGTGGATTCTATTGGTGAGCAGATCATGAAGGCTGTGAAGTAAGGATGGCCAGATTAACACCTATAGAGTGGCGGACTATCAGAAAAGCGTATGAAGTGGATCTTATGTCGTCAACCAAGCTGTCTAAGCAGTACGGAGTAGCTGAATCAACCATTTGCCGTAGAATGCATAAAGAAGGCTGGAATCGCGAAAAAATGCAAGACGCTATAGAGAAAAGAGTTAGCTCTATCAAGGTGTTAGCAGAAATAACGCAAGATAATGCAAGTCAAACGCAAGTAATATGCAATGAAGCAGACCGCCGCTTGCGTTTAGAGGGCATTTTCATGGATTCGCTGGAGTATAATCAGGCATTGGCGAACAGCATTATAAAGAGGAAGAAGAAAGATGGAACAGCTGAACTGAATGACGTGCAGGCGCACTCGCAGATCACCAACCGCAACAAGGATGGTGTGCTGGGTAAGATGCCATCCACCGTTGTGAACATACAGAACAACAACGGCACAGATGTGGACGCTGTACTTGAGCGATTGCGCAACAGGCATGCATCGTGAATATATCCGACGAGACCAGAGCCGAGCTGCAAAGTGACCTGCTTATGTTTAGTGAGGCCATGTTTGAACTGACCGGCAAACAGTGGCGGTATAACTGGCACCAGAAAGCGATATGTGATGCACTGGAAAGAGTGGTGTTGGGGCATACGCGGCGGTTGATTATCAATGTCCCGCCCCGGTTCGGAAAAACTGAACTTGCAGTGGTCAACTTCATAGCATGGAGCATGGGTCTGTTTCCCGATGCTGAGTTTATCCATGCCAGCTACTCGAAGCGGTTGGCGACGAATAACGCATACAATACCCGTGCGCTGATGATGAGCGAGCCTTATCAGGCTCTGTTCCCTGATGTGAAACTGTGCGACGATAGCAAGGCGCGTGATGAGTTTCGCACGGACAAGGGCGGCGTGGTCTATGCCACTGGCGCGATGGGAACGATTACGGGCTACGGAGCAGGCAAGAAACGTGACGGGTTCGGCGGGGTCATCATTATTGATGACATACAAAAGGCTTCGACTGCCAAATCCGATGTTGAACGGCAGAACGTCATCGACTGGTATCAATCGACACTGGCCAGCCGGTGCAACAGCAGGGAAACGCCGATCATCGTGATTGGGCAGCGTTTGCATGAAGATGATTTGCCCGGCTGGCTGCTTGATGGCGGGACGGGAGAGGATTGGGAGCATTTGTGCATTCCGGCCATCAGTGATGAAGGTGAACCATTATGGGCAGGGCATTTGCCGCTTACTGACTTGCAAACAATGGAGCAGGCCGATCCGTATACGTTCGCAGGGCAATATATGCAGACACCCACGCCGAAAGAGGGCGGCATGTTTAAAGCCCACTGGATTGGTAGCTATCACGACACACCGGATGAACGGGCAAAAATTCGCATCGTGCAGTCATGGGACACAGCCTACAAAGCCAACCAGATCAATGATCCATCTGCCTGCACAACGTGGATGGAAACAAAAGACGGCTATTACCTGCTGCACGCATTCGTGAAGCGCATGGAATACCCGGAACTGAAACAGCAGGCGAAGATATTGGCCGACGAGTGGGAGCCGGATGCGCTGGTGATTGAAGACAAGGCCAGTGGTCAGAGCTTGATTCAGGAATTGCAGGCTGAAACACGTCACCCCGTTATTGGGATCAAGCCGGATGCCGACAAGGAAACGCGCGCCAACGCTGTCACATCGTTATTCGAGGCCGGGCGCGTACTATTCCCTTATGACGCGCCGTGGCTGAAAGCATTGCTATCTGAATTGTTTATGTTCCCGCTCGGCAGGCATGATGATCAGGTGGATTCAGTCACACAGGCACTGCGCTACATGAAAGAGAAAACCAATACGCTGCCGCTCGCCGTACACGTCAAACCGAAATCTATTTATTCACAAGGGGGCCATCATGCCTATTTCTAATCTGTTCAAGTTTGCCAAAAAGAAACCGGTTAAATCCGACGCGGTGAAAGCAACATCAGCGGGCAGATCAGGCGCATTGTATCAGGAAACAAACACATACGGCCTGATGGAATACATGAGTAATATGCCCGATCTGGATATGACGCTGCAACAGGCAGGCATCATGCGCAGAGACCTCAAACGACTGGAAACAGACGACGAGATTTCAGCAGCCCTGGAAACCCGCTTGCTTGGCGTGATGGCGACACCGTTCCGTTTTGAATCGGATGACGATGCATCGATGGAATTTATCAAGGAACAACTTAAACCGCGCATGGATGACATTATCCGACAGGCTTGGCAGGCGGTTCCTTATGGCTATTCGGTCATGGAAGCGGTCTATAAGCGCATCGAGGGCAACAGGATCGGCTTGGATCGCATGCTGTATAAGCCATTCTATTGGTTTCAGCCGCAACCGGACGGCACGCTTACGCCATACGGACTGGTAGAAGAGTTGCTTGATACGCAATTCAAGTTTTTCATGACGCGGCGCAACCCAACGTATGTGATGCCTTATGGTGAATCCGTGCTGTCACGCCTGTACTGGCCGTGGTTTTTTCGCTCTATAGGCTGGGATCACTGGATGCGCTGGCTGGCTCGCTATGGTACGCCGCCGCTGATTGGCGAGGGCAATGCAAATCAACTCGATAAGTTGCGTGATGCGCTTGTGGGCGCAGTGGATGCTGCTGCAGTTGCTGTTCCAGAGGGTACCAATATCACAGTCGCCAATGCGGCGGCGGGTGCGGGGCATTTCCCAGAGTTTGAAACGGCAGTAACTAAGCGTATTCAGAAATTGATCCTTGGTCAGACGCTGACAACCGATGTGGGCAAAACAGGATCATTTGCCGCTGCCAAAATCCATGACGGCGTGCGTGATGATAAGCGCATATCAGATGTTAAGCTGGTAACGCGAACCATTCAGAACATGGTGGATGCGCTGGTGCTGCTGAACGGATTGAAGCCAGTTGATTTCATCATGGAAGATGAACGCAAGCTAAACGCTGATCGTGCAACGCGGGATGCAGAGTTAGCCAACGCGAATATTGCGGAGTTTACCGAAGATTATCTGTTGCGTTCGTACGACTTTGAAAAGGGCGACTTTGAGATACCGGCAGGGCAGCCACAGCAGACTGCGCCAGGCATGAAGGCGGCACTGTCCAGCTCGCTACAGTTCAGTGCAGGAAAGCAGCGATTCACACCAGCACAGGAAGGAATAGAGGGGCTTGGTGACGATGTTATCGATGGCTCGCCCTCTCCCATATCCGATGACGCAATCAAGATGGCTATTAAATCATCATCAAACGCTGAAGAGATGATGGATAAGCTGGCTACACTGGCAGAAAACTACGCGCCGGAAGCCTTCGCTGAGCTAACCGAACGGGCGTTATTCGCTGCCGATGTGTTTGGCTATGTGAAGAGTGAGCAGGGCAAGCATTGAAACCGGTTCCTTTTCTTGAGGCCATCAAGTGGGCTAAAGCTCAAAAGGTGGTGCTGCCTGATGAATATTATGGTGAACGGATTGGCCTTGCCCGTGCGCAGGCGCGAACGATCAGCGGGCTGGCTGGTGTTGATCAGATACAGGAAGTATTCAGCCGACTGGATGAGGTACGGAAAAGCGGCGGCACGTTTCGTGATTTTCAGAAGAGCGTGGAGGCTGGCGAGATCGGGGTTGCATTGCCGCGCCATCGGCTGGAGCTTATCCACCGCAACAATATCCAATCATCCTACATGGCCGGACGCTGGCAGCAGGTACAGGCCAACAAGGTTAACCGCCCATACCTGATGTATATCGCCGTGAATGATGGCAGGACGCGCCCAAGCCATCGAAGGATGCATGGGCATATAGCGCGAGTTGACAGCGACTGGTGGCAGACACATCACCCACTCAATGGATTCAGGTGTAGATGCGCCCAACGATCCATCACAGAAGCCGAAGCCAAGCGCAGAGGCATCAAGCCAGCACCAAAAGCAGAGCCGGACAAGGGCTGGGACTACAACCCCGGCGCAGCACCCATGAAAGGACTGGAGCAGGCCGCCAAGCAGAAAAAGAAGGTGGTGCATAAGAAATTACAGGGGGCGGTGGATAAAGCCGTGGCAAAGCCTGTGTTCCGTAACGCAAAGTTAAATGTAGATTATTAGAAGTTATCCATAGCACCACTCCAAGCCACCCTAACCGGTGGCTTTTTTTTGCTTAAAATTCCCCGCGAAACCAACGGGACATAATTTGGACAATTCTGTCCTTAGCATTTTTCTACCACCGTGCTACGGCCTCCAATCTAGCCTCAGTCCTACTCCCCAAGGGGCTTAGAAGTCCGCCCAAGGGGCTTAGACGGAGTCGATCTCCTTTATAATTTCCGCCCCGCACCGCAAGCAAGCGGTGACATCCGACAAGGGGCGAAGATATGGCTCCAAAAAAGCCTAACCCCCTGACACCACGGCGGAACCGTGTCCCGTTCCGCAACGTTTCAAACCCGTGACCATGCCGGGTCATGACACGGAAAAAAGAAATTCCACAAGCTGCATATCGCTTCTCTGCGCCGGTTACACTGGCTGGCGAGGGTGAAGCGCACACGTTCGAGGGAGTTGCCTACACGGGCGATATTATGACCCACGGCTTTTGGGAACATGTTGCGTTTGATCTTTCGAGCATCAAAGCACCCGGCAAGTTGCCCATGTTGAT